CGTGCTGGCCGAAGGCGAAACGCCGTCCTCTGAGACGTCTCAAGACGCGCTCAACGCCATGAACCAGATGATCGACAGCTGGAACACCGAACGCCTCGCCGTGTTCTCGACCATTGATCAAGTGGAAACGTGGCCGCCCGGCGCGCTCTTTCGGACCTTTGGGCCGACCGGCGATATCGTGGGCGACCGCCCAATCTTGGTGGAAGACAGCACCTACTTCCGCGACCCGGCCTCCGGCATTTCCTACGGCCTTAAGCTGATCAATCAGCAGCAGTACAACGGCATTGCCGTGAAGACCGTCACCAGCACCTACCCCCAAGTGCTGTGGGTCAACATGACGTATCCGAACATCGAGATGTACGTTTATCCGGTGCCGACAAAGGTGTTGGAGTTCCACATCGTCTCGGTTCAGCCGCTGTCAAAGCCCGCCAATCTGGCCACTGAACTGACCTTTCCGCCGGGTTACCTCCGCGCCTTCCGCTACAATCTGGCTTGCGAGATGGCGCCGGAGTTTGGTGTTGAGCCGACCCCACAGGTGTCGCGCATCGCCATGACGTCGAAGCGCAACCTCAAGCGGATCAACAACCCGGATGATGTGATGGCGCTGCCCTACAGCATCGTGGGGACTAGGCAAAGATATAATATTTTTGCAGGTAACTACTGATGGCGAGGGGCGCTATGATACAGCCTTTTAGCCTCAATATAGGCGTTCTCCGCTTCCTCTGCGGTCTTAAAAACGCCAAGTTGTTTGCTGACCCCGTTCGTGCAAATGCGCGCTTCGTATCCGTATATTCGTTCGGTTACGCCCAATCTGCCCGTTTTATTTCTTTTGTGCGCCGCCATTTGGTTTTGGATATTTTCGGCCGTCGTCACATCCCGCAGGTTTTCCAATCGGTTGTCGTCCGGCCTGCCGTTTATATGGTCGATGTCGTTTTTCGGCCATTCTCCGTGCGCGTACAGCCAAATAAGCCTGTGCGCCCGGTACCTGCGGCCAGCTACTGGCACGATGCGGTACCCAAAGTCGTTGACCGTCCCCGCGATACTGCCTACTCGTATCCGGCGGTTGGGTTTTACCTTCCAGCGCAAAAGGCCGGTTTCAAGATCACAGTCAAAAAGTTCTTTGAGTCGGTCGCGCGTAAGCATGGCAGAAGCTCCTTGGTGTTTTCTTGCCTTGCTGCGGCGCGGGCGTCAACGGTGAAAACACCATGAAGACGGCGATCCTCGGCAGCACCTACGTCGCCCGCAGCGTCAATGCTGCGGACAGCCGCATGGTGAACCTGTTCCCTGAGATCGTGCCCGAGGCTGGCAAGGAGCCGGCTTTCCTCCAGCGCGCGCCTGGCCTGCGCCGCGTGGTGACAGTTGGCACCGGCCCTATCCGTGGGCTGTGGCAGTTAGGTTCCTACGGCTATGTTGTGTCGGGAAACACGCTCTACCGCGTTGATACGAGCTGGAACGTCACGACCATCGGTACGGTTGCCAACACTGGCCCAGTGTCGATGGCCGACAACGGCACTCAGATATTCATCGCCGCCAACGGCCCCAGCTACATCTACAACACTCTGACGACCGTCTTTCAACAGATCACCGACGTTGACTTCCCCGGCGCCGTGGCTGTTGCCTATCTTGACGGTTACTTCGTGTTCAACGAACCAAACAGCCAGAAGATCTGGATCACAAGCCTGCTGGAAGGCACGCAGGTCGATCCGCTCGACTTCGCCAGCGCCGAGGGTTCTCCTGACGGCCTCGTCTCGCTGATTGTCAGCAACCGCGAAGTCTGGCTGTTTGGCACCAACTCTACCGAGGTCTGGTACAACGCCGGCACGGCTGACTTCCCGCTCCAGCGCATCCAGGGCGCCTTCAACGAGGTGGGCTGCGCTGCCGCCTTCTCCGTCGCCAAGATGGACAACAGCGTCTTCTGGCTGGGCGCCGATGCCCGCGGCCGAGGCATCGTCTACCGCACCAATGGCTACCAAGCCGTTCGCATCTCGACCCACGCTGTCGAGTGGCAGATCCAGCAGTACGGCAATCTGTCGGATGCGATTGCCTACACCTACCAGCAAGACGGCCACTCGTTTTATGTGCTGATCTTCCCGCAGGCCGACACCACCTGGGTCTACGACATCGCCACCGGCGCATGGCACGAGCGTGCAGGCTGGAATAACGGCAGCTACACTCGCCACCGCAGCAACTGCCAGATGGCGTTCAACAGCGAAGTCATCGTAGGCGATTACCAGAACGGCAAGCTCTATGCCTTTGACCTTGATGTCTACGCTGACGACGACGCGGTTCAGCGGTGGCTGCGATCCTGGCGCGCCCTGCCAACCGGCCAGAACAACCTAAAGCGCACGACTCACTACAGCTTGCAGCTCGACTGCGAGACCGGCGTAGGGCTCGACCAACCCCCGTCGGAAGACGAGATTTTTTCTACTTTGTTTGAAGTAGGCGTCTTGGCGACCGAAGCCGGCGACATTTTGGTAACCGAAGACGGGGACGCTATGCTGGTCTTCGACACCAACCTCACCACAATGATCCCTCGCGCCATGCTGCGCTGGTCGGACGATGGCGGCCACACTTGGTCAAACGAACACTGGAAGTCGATGGGGCGGATTGGCCAGTTTGGCTACCGCACCATCTGGCGGCGCCTTGGCATGACACTAGAGATCCGCGACCGTGTGTACGAGGTATCCGGCACGGATCCCGTGAAGATCGCTATCATGGGCGCCGAGCTGGCGCTTCGGCCGACTAATGCCTAGCACCATTAACGTCACCAGCCTCCCCGCGCCCCGCGTATCCGTCATTGACCCCAATACGGGCTTGATGACGCGCGAGTGGTATCGCTTCTTCTTTAACCTGTTCATTTTGACGGGCAGCGGATCCAACACCGAAACCCTTCAGGATCTGCAAGTTGGCCCTCCGTCGGCTGACCCGTCTGTGTTCCTTACCGCGCTGCAAGACGCAGCCCTTAGCCCTCCCGGAAGCTACAGCGCCGACACCAACCTTGTGCTGTGGCAGGCCATTGACGGCCTTGCTGTTGCGCCACCGCCCGCCGACGAGGTGCCCGGCTGGAGCATCCCGCCGCGCGGCGTCACCGTGGGCGCGTCGCCCTTCACGTTCCAGAACACGACCGGCCGTTCGGTTGATCTGATCGTGACAGGCGGCACTGTGTCGGCCATTGCCTTCTCCCGAGACAACGTAACTTTCTATGGTGTTGGCTCGACCGCGGGGGTATTTTGGCTGTCGCCATACGACTATCTCCGTGTGACCTACACGGTCGCGCCCACAATCACTCTGGTGCCGAGGTAGCCCATGCCCGTCGTTATCTCGCTTTTCGCAGGTGTTGGGGCGCAGTTCTTCGATAACAACGGCGACCCTTTGTCGGGCGGCCTTGTCTACACCTACGCCGCCGGCACCACGACGCCGCTGGCAACGTACACGACATCCGCCGGCACGACCCCGCACACCAACCCAATCGTTCTCGACGCCGCTGGCCGCGTTAATGAGATTTGGCTCGACAGCGCCAGCACATACAAGTTTTTGCTCCAGACCTCGCTCGGCGTTACGATTGCTACTTACGATAATGTGTATGGCGCTATTACGGTTAACTCCCCTACGTTCACGGGTAACGTCACTATTACTGGCGATCTGAGCGTCGGTGACGACGTAACTGTTGCTGGCGATCTGGCGGTAACAGGCGACATAAGCGGCACTTGGAACGGCAACGTCATTTCCGTCGCCAAGGGTGGCACGGGGGCGTCTACCGCTGCGACCGCGCGCACCAACCTTGGCGCCGCCGCAACCGGCGACGTTACGGCGTCTGGCCTGACCATGAACACGGCGCGCCTGCTGGGCCGTTCGACGGCAAGCATCGGCGCGGTAGAGGAGATTACAATCGGTTCGGGGCTGTCCCTCTCTGCGGGCGAGCTGTCTGTGCCGCCTGCGTCGGTTGTTCAGCTCCGCGAGCAGTTTTTCACCTCCAGCAGCACTTGGACCGCGCCGGCCGGCGTCACACGCGCACAGATTGTCGTGATTGGCGCTGGCGGTGGCGGCGGCGGCTCTAACACCACGGGCTGCACTAACGACGGCGGTTCGGGCGGCGCAGGCGGGATGGGCGTCAACAACGTAGCCGTCACGCCAGGCACAACGTACACCGTTACCGTCGGCACCGGGGGCGCTGGTGGGGCCGCCAACGCTAACGGATCTACCGGCGGCACAACGTCGTTTGGCGCGCTAATTTCCGCTACGGGCGGCGGGGGTGGTCTTGCAAACGGCACTCAAGGATCAGCCGGCGCGGCTTCTGGCAGCGCCGCATGGTTTTTCTACACAGCAAACGGACGAGGGGCTGGGGGTGCTGGCGGCATAGTCCCCGGCGGCGGTTCAACGGGCGGCACGGGTATTGCCTATGTTCAGTGGGTAGGAGCTTAAATTATGTACGCCCTTATCTCCCCTACCGAGAAAGTTGTTGATGTAACAGGCGCCGTTTTAGGCAACCGCGTAGCCGAGGTTGTTGTCGCCGCGTTCTCGGTAGCCAGCCCTTTGTTTTGGGCTGAGTGCAGCAGCGACGTGGTTGCCGACCAGTTTTACTGGTTTAACGGCAGTTTCTTTCCTGTGCCGCCTCCGCCGCCGCCTCCGCCTGTTGTGCTGCCCGAAGGCGGCGGTCCGGCGGTTCTCTGATGTTGGAGACGAAGCCCTTCACACTTGGTAAGCTGACAGGGGCGATCTACGACTTCCCCAAGGCTGGCGACGTGCTGCCCATGCACACGCACAGCGAGACGGACGTACACATTAGCGTTGTGGCGGCGGGCTCTTTTTTGGCGCATGGAGCTGGCTGGCAGCGCGAAGTGAAGGCCGGCGACGTGCTAGACTGGCGCCCTCACGAGGCCCATGAGTTCATCGCCAACGAGGCCGGTTCTCGCCTCGTCAACATCGTGAAGGGGTAGGACATGGCTGTCTCCGTTGTAGTTCTGATCCCGGCCAAGACCGTCGAGAACACGCAGACGACGCAGTACACGGCGAACGGCGTGACGACGATCATCGACAAGTTCACGGCGACCAACTACAGCGGTTCGGCGGCGACGATCAGCATCAACCTCGTCACGGCCGCAGGCGCCCCCGGCAACAACAACTTGATCGTCCGCACCAAGACGCTCCAGGCAAACGAGACGTACACCTTCCCCGAGATCGTGGGCCAAGTGCTGTCGCCTGGCGCCTTCATTTCCACTATCGCTGGCACGGCCGCTGCGCTTAACATCCGCGCCAGCGGGCGCGAGGTAACGCAGTAATGCCGACGACGCTGGTGGACGACCGAAAGGCGGGGCTGGCCGTAGGCTATGCCGCGACTGATTGGTCTTCGCCGGTTGACTATGAGGCATACGAAGCCGCGCTGGAAGATTGGACGGTGAAGGCTATCGTTCGGGACGGCGAGCGCATCGGCGCCGCCTACTTTAAGGACGGAGAGGTCCACGTCTCCATCCTGCCGGAGTGGCGAAAAAAGTGGGCGACCAAAGGCGTGATAGCGCAACTTTTTGCGGATGAAGGCGCGTTCAGCCGTATCGCGCCGGGGCACGACTACATGTTTGATATCTTTCGGCGGTTAGGGTTTAACGTCTACGACGACGGTAGTGTCGGAAGGGCCGCATAATGGGTATCGAAACCGCCATTCTTGGCTCTGCCGCTCTTGGCGCGGGCGCGGGTCTTCTCGGCTCCAGCCGCGCCGCAAGCACGCAAGCCAGCGCCGCTCGCGCCGCCGCCGACGCGCAGACCGCCGCCGCTAATCGCGCCGCCGACGTTCAGCGTGAGATGTTTGAGCGCCAGGTGGAGCTGCAAGAGCCGTTCCGCCAGGGTGGTCTTACTGCCCAAAATCGGATGATGGCCTTGTTGGGTTTGGCCGGCGAACCGACGGCCCCCGGCTATGGCCGCTACGCCCGCGACTTTAGCATGGCCGACTATGAGGCCGATCCCGGCTACGGCTTCCGCATGAGCGAGGGCATGAAGGCCCTGGAGCGGTCGGCAGCGGCCCGTGGCGGCCTGCTGTCGGGCACGACGCTTAAGGGCGTTCAGCGGTTCGGGCAGGATCTGGCCTCGCAAGAGTACCAGAACGCCTTCAATCGCTACCAAGTCAACCGCGCGAACCAACTCAACCCGCTCCAGAGCCTCATGGGTGCTGGCCAAACCAGCACGAATACGTTGACGGGCGCCGCTGGCGAGCTGGGCCGCGGCGTGGCCGGGTCGTACATGGGCGCTGGTGCTGCTCAGGCTGCGGGGATGGCGGGTGCTGGTCAGGCTCGCGCCTCGGGCTACGTCGGCGCCACGAACGCCCTGACGGGCGCGCTGTCGCAGGCGGTGCCGAATTACATGATGTACCGCTACATGCAGCCCGGCGGCTTCGGCGGCGGCGGCCCAGCCAACGTCATGGAGGGGGTCTTCTAAGATGGTTGATAACACCATCGCCTTGCAGGTCCGCCCCTTCCAGATGCCCGACGTTGGGCAGATCTACGGGCAGGCCCAGAACATCCAGATGAACCGGATGCGGATGGCCGAGGCGCAGGAGACGGCGCAGGAGCGTAACGCGCTTCGCGGTCTGATGGCTTCCGGTGTTGATCTGAACACGCCGGAGGGTCTTAGCCAGCTTCGCCGGGCCGCGCCCATGATGGCGCAGCAGATCGAGCAGCGTAACCTAGAGGGCGCCCGCATCCGCGCTCAGACGGAACGGTACGGCGCGCAGGCCCAGGTGGACCGCCTCAAGATGCACCGCGATCTGCTGGCCAGCGTCAACTCGCCCGAGGCGTGGGCGTCTTGGCGCGCTGCGGCCGTGCGGGATCTGCCGCAGTACGAAAGTTCCATCCCCCGCGAGTTCAGCCCGCAGAACGTGCTGCGGATGGCCGAAGGCGCCGAAGGTCTGATCCGCCGCGCGTCAGAAGGCGCCGCTGCTGGGCGCCCGAACGAGTTCGAACGGGCGTTGCTTGGCGCGGGTATTCGGCCCGGCTCGCCTGAGTGGCAGGAGGCCATGCGTGGGCGCGCAACTAGCTTGACCGGCGGGCGCCAGCCTCGCCTGCAAGTGAGTGTCGTCGAGGGCCTCCCCATGATTACGGATCTCGACACTGGCCAGTCTTACTTTACGCAGGTAGTGCCGGGAGGCGGGGCTCCGCGAGCTGCCGCGCCCGTTGATCTGCGCCGGCCGCAAGCCACGGCGCCGGCAGCGCCACCGCCGGCAAACATGATGCTCCCCGGCGCCGCTGCGTCTACGCTTGCGGCTGGTCCTAACGCAGTGCCCCCTGTCTCTACGGCGGCGCCAACGACGATTGAAGCGGCGGCGGCGGCGCGCGACGTGCGAGCGATTACGCAGGCGGGCGGTGAGGCCCGCGCGCGAGAAGCGGGCACGCTGGAAGCTCGCTCGGCCGCAACTCAACGGCGCGAGCAAGAACAGCTCACCCGCGCCATTAGCGAGCTGGAGCGCATTACGGAGCGCGGCGGTCTTTTGGAACGGTCTACTGGCGGCGGTCTTAACGCCATCGTGGATCGCTTTTTTGACTTCTTCAACGCGCCTACGTCCGGTGCTGTCGCTATCGGAGCGTTGCAGCCAATCGCAGATGTCGTCACCAAAATGGTGCCGCGCTTTGAAGGCCCGCAGTCTAACGCTGACACGCAGTCTTACCGAGAGGCCGCAGGTCGCCTAGCCGACTCCACGGTCCCGAACGAAACTCGACTGGCGGCGGCGCGCGAAATCATTCGTCTGTTTCGTACCCGCGCAGACCAGTTTGAAACCGCTTCCGGCGCAAACGCCGCGCCGACTGGCGGCAATCAACCGGCGCCTACTGGCACGCCTTCGCCTGCGCGCACGGGGCAGCCGCAAACCCAGACCCCGACAACGTTCCGCGAAGGTCAAACGGCCACAGGGCCGAACGGCCAACGAATTGAGTTTAAAAACGGTCGGTGGGTGCCTGTGCGATGAGCGGCGCGCTTCCTCCCGGCTTTACGCTGGACGAACCTTCCGCCGCTCCGTCGGCCGCGCTGCCGCCCGGCTTTACGCTGGAGGAAATGCCTGCCGACGGCGTTCCCGGCCCCCGCCGAGAACCGACTGGACGCGGCGAAGGCCGAATGCCGTTTCTTAACCGCCAGATTGCCGAAACTCTCGGCATGCCCGTTGACTTTGTTAACTCAGTCCTTCGCATGGCCGGCGTGCCGGTTAGCGATCAGCCGTTCGGCGGTTCGGCCAGCATTGAGGCCGGCATGGCGCGGGCTGGCCGCGAGGCTGGCGTGACGATGGTGCCAGAAATCGGAGCGACACCCCAGACGCCGGGTGAGTACGCAGCGGCTGGCGTTGGTAGCGCCGTGGGTATGCTTAACCCTACGGTTCTTGGGGCGCGCCTTGCTGCTAGAGTTGGTGGCCCGCTGGTTTCGCGCGTAGGGCGAACCATTGCCGGCGCGCCAGTAGCGGCGCCGTTTACGACCGCAGGAACGGAAGTCGCCGCTGGCGCTGGCGGCGGCGCTGGCCGCTACATTGCGGAGCAGAACTACCCCGGCAACGAGCCCGTCGCGCAGTTGGCTGAACTCGGCGGCGGCTTGACCGGCGGTGTGGTCGCGCAGGCGCCTAGCCTGCTGCTGCGTACGCCTGGTGTTGCGACGGTCATTGATGCGGCTAAGTCGGTGTTGCCGTCCGGGGCGCGGGGGCGTGCGACTGAGCGGCTCTCGTCTTTGGTCGAAGATCCTTACGCGGCGTCTCGGGCTGCCGCAGCGCCGACGATCAGCGATCTCACCCCCGCGCAGCGTACTGGCGAAGCTAACCTGCTGGATCTTGAGCGCGCCGTCGCCGCAGAGAACCCCGCCATCGCTCGGCAGTTGCGTGAACGGGCAGATGCAGCGCAAGCCACACTGTTGGCCGAGGCCCGTGCATTGGGTGGTCGTCCTGAGGACACGCGGGCGTTCTTGGAGGACCGCGTTACTCGGCTGACTACCGCGCTGAACACCCGTGTTGAGCAGGCCCAAACGGAAGCCCGCCGCCGCATTGCAGCTTTGGAACCGGGGGCGCCAGCGGCGGATGCGTCGCGCATCGCCCGCGAGGAGTTTGATAAGGCGTACAAGGCCGCGCGCGACCAGGAGCGCATCCTTTGGAACTCGATCCCTAGCGACGTGCGGATCGACACCGCGCCGCTGTTTGAACGGTTTGCTGCGTTGGTACAGGAAACGCCCCGCACGCAGCGGCATAACATCCCAGACTACGCTAGGCGGTTTTTGGGTCGAGAGGCACCAGACGAGCAGACCGACGCCGTGCTGTCGCAGCTTAATACGCTGTACCCCGGCGCTTTTCCGCAGCCGCCGCAGGCATCGCAGAGGTTGGGCGCCACAGCTACGCCGGCTGAATTGCAAGGACTGCGCTCCGAACTGCTGGACATTGAGCGCACCGCCCGCGACGCCGGCCGCCGCAACGAGGCCCGTATTGCTGGCCGGATTGCGGACGACGTGCTGGACGCGCTGAACAGCCTGCCGGAGACGGCTGGTCCTTACGCCGTTGCGCGCGAACACAGCAAGAACGTGAACGAAGTTTTCCGTGGTGGCGAGGCGGCCGTTTTGTCTCGCACGACCGGCGGATCGGAACCTCGCGTAGCGCCAGAACTGACGCTGGAGCGCCTGCTAGGGTCTGGCGGTCCTCGCGCGGATGTGGCGGCCCGCGACCTGCTGGTTGCAACGGGCAACAGCCCGGAGACGCGCACGGCGATTGAGAACTACCTCACACAGTCCTTCCGCAATACGGCGGTGTCCGGTGAAGGGCGGCTGAAGCCGGAGTCGGCTACTAACTGGATGCGCCGGAACGCCGCGCTTCTGGATCGGTTCCCCGAAGTCCGCAACCAACTGGCCGAAGCTATGACGGCACAAGGCCGTGCGGAGACGCTGACCGCTCGCCAAGCTGGCGTGGAGCGCGGGCTGCTTCGGCGGGACGACAGCCGCGTAGAGCGGTTGCTCGACCAACGGCCAGAGAGCGCCGTCGCTCGCTTCCTCAACGCCGCGCCGGGCAAAGAGGTGGACCGCGTGTTCAGCGCCGACGATCCGGCGGCGTTGGCCGCGTCGTTGCGCCGCTCCGTGGACCGCGACCAGACCGGCCAGGCGCTGTCGGGGCTGCGAGGGGCCTTCATCGACAACCTGTTTGGGCGGGCGCGGCAGACGACGCCGGATGGGCCGGTCTTCAACGGCAGCGCCATCATGGACGCGCTGAACGATCCCAAGCAGGTGGCGGCGCTGGGGGCGGTGTTCGACGCCCCCGCGTTGCAGCGGCTGCGACAGATTGGCACGGAACTGACTGCGCTGGAGCGCGCCCGCAGCGCGTCCGCGCGCGGCGGCGTTATTGAGGACATCCCGTCCAAGGCGCTCGACTTGGTCAGCCGTTTTGTCGCCGCGAGAACTGTGTCTGGCTTGGCCGAGTCGGCCATCGCTACCGGCGCTGTGCGTAGCTTTTTGGCGAAGATGACGACGGATCGCGCGCAGCGGCTGTTGTCGGACGCGATCACCAACCCGGAGCTGTTCTCGACGCTGATGTCGCCGATAAGCACACCTAAACAGCAGGACATGGTGATGCGCCGGCTTCAAGGTTTCTTGGCTGGGTCGGCGGGACGCGCGGTTACGGGCGAGGAAGAAGACCGTCAGCCGGCACCCAACGCTATGGCTCCGGCCGGCGCGTCGGGTAACGTCAACGCCATGGCTCGCTAAGGGTTGCCGCCTATGTCGCAGGATCTCGTGAACCTCGTCATCGGCGTGGCCGGGGCGGCGATGGGCTGGATGCTGAAGGTCGTGTGGGACTCGATCCGCCTGCTGCAAGACGACATGAAAGATCTGGAGCGGGCGCTTCATACGCAGTACGTCAGCAAGGACGACTACAAGACCGACATCCAGGATCTGAAGGAGATGCTCAAGGCCATCTTCGACCGCCTGGATCGCAAGGCTGACAAGTGATGCAGGTCGTCCAGCGGCACATCCTGCTCATCTCAATCTACACGCTGGCGATGGTCATGCTCGCCATGGTGTTCGTGCTGCTGTTCGGCCTCTTCGACGAGAAGGTCAACAACGACAAGATCTTTGAGGTGCTGGGGCCTGCTTTCTCCACCATCGTCGGCGCGCTTGTTGGCCTTCTCGGCGGCCTGCGCCTGGGGCGCGCCCAAGAGGAGCGCGACTGATGGACCAGCTTCTGAACCTCGTCCGCACGGTTGCCCCATCCATCGCCACCGCCGTCGGCGGGCCGCTCGCTGGCATGGCCACGCGGGCCATTTCCGAGGCCCTGCTGGGCAAGCCTGACGGGACCGAAGACGAGTTGATCAACGCGGCGGCGAAGGCGTCGCCGGATCAACTGCTGG